TTACCAATAGCAAAAGCTAACTCTGGTTTGTAATCTTTAGTGACTTGCTCTATGAAATCTACAATTTCTATATCTCCATACGTATAATGTGACGGGTGGCTAACCTTGTCATCTAACGTCTTTTGGGGTCCTTCATTTTCATTAGCCAATGAGTAAAAATCGTAACAATCATCAATAGTCCACGTTCTCCCGTCAATTGCTTCTACATCAGCAACCCATTTTTCTATAGCAAGATTTGGCCCAGTTTTTAACCCAGTTAAACGATATACACTTTTTACTCTCACGGTAATTTCAACACCGTTAACCTCTTGCATTCTGATTCTATCGCCTCTATTCAAATCTTTAACGCTCATGATCTAACCACCTTTCTAGGGAAGATATCGTTCTCCATAAGGTACTTACACCATTCGCTGCGAGAATGTCTTTGAGGTACGTTGAATAAGTGTGGTTTCTTACATCTTAGGTCCAACTCTTTTTGTCGTTCTAGTCTTACCAACCTCATTCTGTCTTCATGTTCTAGTTGAGATAGTCGTTTTCTTTCTTTCATTTCTGTATCTTGTTCGTTATATTCTTCGAACAAAGCTTCTTCAGGACTATAGCCAGAATACTTAATACGTCTTACAATGAGTTTCCAGGGTGTGCCTGTGTATTCAGCTTCGTGTACATCCTCTACTGGCAATAAGTGTTTTTGCTCTTTATTTCTGACAACGTAATATAATTTATTATTTTTAAATTCAACTGTTCTATTTTTTGCTAATTCCATTTACTCCACCTCTACCAATTCAATTAATTTAAAATCTTCGCTCATTAACTCTTTTTCAGGGTTCTTACTGATTAAATCTAAAATGCGCTCTTTTTCTTCTTCTTTCGTAATACGATTATTTATCCATACTGGATATTTACATCTCACTTTGAGTGTTGCTTCAACTTCAATTGTTTCTTCTCTATTAGCCATTCACTCCACTTCCTCTACATTCATGATTATTTTTGGTTCTTCTGCATATTGCTTAAAGCTTTCAATGTGTGCAATTTGGTTATCATCTTCCCATAAGTGATCGTTAGCAGCGTCTAGCACTGTTTTGATTAAATTGTCTATATCTGGTTTCGTACGTTTGTATTGACCTATCGATATTAACTTTTGATTCTTTGTCCAACTCTTAGGTGGTGCGAAGTAAAAATATATTGATACTTTCAATCTACTGTTCAACATCTTTTTAGGTAATTGACTCTGTATATATGCTTTATGCTTCGTATAAGACGTTGGCATGTATGTTTGAATGAATTTACCTGCATTTCTAAAACGTGGACGAGGAGAGCCAATAGGTTCCTTATACGTATCATTGAAATTAATCTCTATTTCCATAACTCACCTCAAAATAATAATTCGTTAATTGTCATTTGTTGTTGCAGTTCTTCTTTTCTGAACAACTTGTGTTTACGTTTGAGTTTTTCTAGTTCATCTTTCGTTACCGTTCCTGAAAATGTGTTTCTAAAGTGTATCCCTGCACAGTTACCTAATTTATAAGTATCTTCTCCTAGCGGCGTTACACTACACATCTTCCAACCGTCAATTTGATACAACATGTATTGCTTTTTAAGTCCGTCGATAAGTCCCATTAGGACACCTCCGTTATTGCCTGTCTGTTGCCTTTTTCTTCCAATTTGTCATTGATTAACTTGATGAGTGCAGCTTGATTACCACTGCACCAATCAATCATTTTTTGAGCATACACATCGGAACACTCAAGTATTTGCATAACATTCTCTTTCGTTACCATGCGTCACGCTCCCTGTAATCATCTCCTAGTACCTTTACAGTCCTAGCGTTATGTTTCATTCTTGAATTGATCCGTTGCCAATTCATATTTTGATTGAGTTCTTTATCACTAAAATTTGTAGTGAAAATATTATTCTTTCCAACTCTGTTATCTACAATGCTGAATAGTTTATTCAATGTGTGTTCAGTGTTTTCTACACCTATATCGTCGAGTACTAACAAATCTATGTTGCTTAGCAGTTGTACAAGTTCATCTGTTGTTTCTGCAGCGTTCTTGTTGTATGTCGCTTTAATACGCTCCATTAACATTGGAATGTGCATAAAAGCCACTGAATATCCTTCGTTTTTAATTGCTTTAGCTATGGCATACGCTATATGGCTTTTTCCGGTACCGTATGAGCCTTGTAAGATTAAAGACTTAGGTTTATCTACAGAAAAGGTTTTAACGTACTCTATAGCTGTTTTTTTGGCGTATATTTGTTTTTCGTTTTGGGGTTTGTAATTGTTTACTGTTGCATCTCTTAGCGAACCATTTACAGTAGATTGATTGAAGATATTATTTATATATTTTTGCTTACGTTTCTTCTCTGCTTCTTTACCAGCTTGTATCATTGAACAGTCACAACCATGTCTGAACTCATGCCCGTTACTAAACTTGTAATAGTCGTATGTGTTTCCACACTTATTACATTTAAGGTTGTGTTGCTCTTCTACGATGTTTTTACTAGGTTTGATATTTCTAGCTAAACTTTCCATTGATTGCATTTATAATCACTCCTAGTCCCAATAACTCTCGTCATACTTCATACGTTCTAACTGATCCATACCAGTTGATTTTGTCTTTTGATTTAGATAACCTTCAAATTTAGTACCGAATAACGTTTCAGGTCGAAGGTACTTATCACTGTCTGTGTTTAACCACTCATCAGTTTTGACATCAATTACCTTTTTAAAATCGTCCAATCTAAAATCTTGGTTCCATCTTGCTTCAATAAACTTTCTTGTTTTAGCTGTTTTATGCTTGAAGTTTTTACCAGTTTTCTCATTAAGGTAATCAACAATTTCTTTATAAGGTATTCGAGACACAGTCGGGTTGCCCGACAATATATTATTGTTAGTAGTCTCTGTAGTAATGTCTGTGTAGTCTCTGGTATTGGTTGTATCATTTTGATACACTCCATCGTTTCTTTTTGATACGCTCGTCGTATCATTTTGATACGATGGTCGTTTCACATCCTCTAACTTTCCATAATTAATGCTATACCATTTTGTTTTATCGAATTTAGCTTTGTTGTAGTTACCTACATGCAATAAATCTTGTTTTTCTAAACTATATACAGCACGCTTAATTGTCATCACAGACCAAAAAGGGAAGTGTTTTTGCCATTCAGAAAATGAATTGTATATCCAGCGTCTACCATCGTAGTTATGATTGCTTTTCTTTAACCAATAGTGCATTTGTTGTAATACAATTGCTTCATTAAGTCCTATCTCAGTAGCTAACTTTGGTAAAACTAATATAGGATAATCATCAATCAATAAGTTGTTCATCTACTCAACTCCTTTTTGATATAATATTTTCGAGGTGATAAAAATGAATTGGATTTCTTTAATTGCGTTAATAGTTTCAATAATTTCTTTATGTTTAACTGCTTATAAATACTGGCGTGACTACAAAGAAAATCAATTAAATATTTCAGTAGATTTAAAAAATCATTTTGTTTCTGGCGAAAGAAATGTATTTGAACTGAATGTAGTAAATGAAACTAAAAACCCAGTTTCTATTACTAAAATAGTTTTAATAGACGAAAATAAAGGCTTAAAATTCGAGTGTATTCAAAACAAAGTGTTATTAACTAAAGGTAAACATATTAGAAATGAAAGCAGTTTGTTACCAATTAATTTAAACGCTTATGCTTCTCATAAGATGTTTATTGTTTTTGATTTAAAACAAATTTTAGATATTTATAATTTTGAAATTTATACTAGTAAAGGTGTTTATATTACTAATTACAAAGAGAAACAATTGAAAGAACAACCGCTATTAAACTTAGGATCAGTATCGATAAATAAATGATATGATCACGTTTTTTCATACATTTTTCTCTCCTTTCAGGATGGCGTTTAATTTATCATCAACTTTTATCCAACTATCTTGTAATTGGTAATATTTGTTAAAACTGTCTATCCCCATCTGATGTTGAATTGTATGGTGCTTACGACATAACGCTAATACGTATTTATCGTAGTGGTCTATCTTGTTCCTGTTCATACCTCTACCTACTGTTTCAAAGTGTGCTAAGTCTGAATTAGGTTTGCCGCATATCACACAATTTCTGTTAATCGTTGACCAATATAGATAACTCTTATCTTCTTTCATCAACTTACTCGTCTTTAATCTCATAGGAACTTGATGATGAAACATAAAAGCAATAATCATTTCGATTAATTCTCTTGCTATTTTTTTAGAACAATTCTTTAAACTAATAGGATCATAGCCATTCATTATTTCTAATTCGAATTGAAAATCTTGCCTCATAGCTTCTTTAGGTTGACCTAAATGTAATTCAATATCTTCGCATAACAAGAAAATTGTTCTGCGTTGTTTATGAGTTATCTTTTCGTGGTCTGGCACTTCTATATCTGCGTTGAGTGAGTAACCATTTTCCAACAAATCGATATGACTTTGTTCTAATTCAACACCAGTAGCAACGACGGAATAAGTACCGTCGTTATCTCGCTGGTATCTTGTAATAAGCTGCATTTAATCACGTCCTAGAAAGCTAAATCATCATCACTAATATCAATTGGTCCATTAGCATTTGCAAATGGATTATCTTGTTTTGTCATTGGCGTTTGCTGTCCGTTAGCTTGTTGTTCACGTTGTTTCATTTCATCAGTTTTAGGTTCGGGTTTATTTACGATTTCGTCACCTTTGTTCCAAACTTTTACAAAAGATAATCTGACAAAATATCTGCCTTGATCTTCGTTGAATTTATTTTTAAGTACGATTGTTCCCATTTTGTTAATTAATCTGTCTGTATCGAAAGTTAAATCAGGTAAGTTAAGTTGAATTCCTAATCTACTTAATAATTCAATGTACTGTCTTTCTTGGAAATCTTGTTGGAATGGTGGTACGAATTGATTGTGTTTGTATTGCTTACCTTCGTTGTTTTCAAATACGATTGTGAAATATCTTCCTTCTTTGTCGTTAAATTCAACATCTTTAACTTTTACTGTGAATTCTCCTACTCCTAAGAAGTCTCCACCTTTCATAAATGCTTCTTGATTAGTTTCTTTAGTGTATTGCGCTTGTCCTGTAATTTTCATAATTTTTATACCGTCCTTTATGTTATTTTTGTATAATATATTTAATTCTAATTTTTGAAAGTGAGTGATATTTTTGAAACGCGAAATTCGATTGTTAGATACTCAAGGAACTTCACACGGAAATTATCCGATAGAATTACCAAATTATTGTCCTTGGTGTAAATCTAAGATCAGTCCTTCTATATTAAGTTCAACTCCATTTGATACAATTAATAAAAATTTTCCAGTATCATTAACTCTACAATGCCCTAGTTGTAATAAGCATTTCTTGCAAACCTATAAGGTTAATTTGTCACCGGCAGGTTACATTGATGAACTTAAAATAGATAATGACAAACCTATGCCTGAAACATCATTCGAATATCCAAGTGAAATTGATGAAATAAGTAAAGAATTCAAAAACATTATTACTCAAAGTTCAAATGCAGAAGCTTTAAAATTTGATCATTTAGCTGGTATTGGATATAGAAAAGCTATTGAGTTTCTTGTTAAAGATTATTTGATTAAATGCAAAAATAAAGATGAAACTAAAATATCAAACCAACAACTTGGGAAATGCATTTCCGATATTGATGATACAAGAATTAATAATTTAGCTCGTGCAGCTAGTTGGATTGGAAATGATGAAACGCACTATGTTAGAAAACACATTGATAAAGATGTTCAAGATTTAAAGAAATTTTTACACGCTTTAACTGCTTTAGTAAGTTTAGAAATTAGTATCTCTGAAGCAAGCGAATTTATTAATAAAGATTAAATATTTTTTTCAAATATAAATGTGCCATTTAAGTCATAATATCTTTCAACTTTCCTAATAGGATCTTCGTTTCCATTACCTTTAAGACATATGATTTTAATTAATTTAACTACATCAACTGCTTC